TCATTGGCCGCTGTGTTAATTGAAAAAGGTCACGCACTTTTGTTGCCGCGTTTGCCATTGTTGTCCCTTATGTATTAGATAAATATATTATATTGTTAATTTTCTCCAGACTGCTGCGACCACTTGTGGAACTTGTCCGTTGCCAATGGCTTTAAGTCTGTCCACTCTTGCGGCCACCCCATTAGCCACTCGACCCAATCTGGGTTCAATGGCCCACCAACCTGTGCCGCTAGGGGTATCTCGTTCCTCGCGTATTCCGCAGGGCTTCCCCCGTCTTTGTACATCCTGGCCACTGGTGTTGGCCATAGTCTTGGATTGTTCACTTGGTCCACCAATCGGATTTGGATGGGCTGGCCATTCTTTCGATGATTCTGGCCTTTCTTGAGGAGTCCAGATGTCCCCCCCCCCCCCCGTGTCTGGAGTGCGCCACAATCCACGTTCTATCCCTTTGGTGGGGCGCTCCGACCTCGTTTGCTCCCATAACAGTCCATCTCGCGTCATACCCGAGGCTGGAAAGGTCTCCAAGCACTCGCCCAATTCCTCGATGAATGAGCATTGGGCTGTTTTCCACGAATACGAATCTGGGTCGAACTTCGCTAACCACCCTCGCCATGTGATACCACATTGAGGAACTTTCTCCGTCAAGCCCTGCGCCTCGGCCTGCAATGGAAATGTCCGTACAGGGAAAGCCTCCCGAAACAACGTCAACAATTCCTTGCCACGGTTTTCCGTCAAAGGTTTGTACGTCATCCCAAATCGGGAAAGGCGGGAGAAGCCCGTCATTTTGTCTGGCGCACAGTACGCTTGCGGGATATTGTTCCCATTCGACAGCGCAGACTGTTCGCCATCCAAGGAGATGTCCCCCAAGTATTCCTCCACCAGCACCCGCGAAAAGAGCCAACTCATTCATACACCGCCTTTTACAAACACACAGGTTTGGCGATGCTCAACACCCTTTGAATCGGTGTATGTCTCTCCGCATCCAACTGCCCATTCAATCAGTATCAGTGCCATCACAACACCAATCGCAATGGCCAAAAATGTATCTTTAATCATGTTTCGTTTCCTTTTGCACATGGCGACCTTGCCATGAGTAGTATTATATAGATAAATTAGGTTTTTTTATCATAGTTGCAAAAATAATACAAAAAAAGGGGACACCTTTCAGCATCCCCTAAGTGGCAACTACGCATCATTTTATATGGATAGCAATTCTTTGTGTCGTTGTTTATGGCATGGTTGGCAAAGCCACATGACATCAAGAGGACGGTCGTAATCTTCGTGATGAGCAAATGACTTAATTTCATAACATCTGACACAAGGTTGTCTAAACAATGTTCCGTTGCGAATTGCTCTCGCAACAGCACTATGAGCCGCGCCTCTGCGTTTGTCTGCTTTTCTCCAAGCCTGTGAAATTTGTTGTGCAGTCTTTTGTCTTTCAGGATTTTTGGCTCTTTCTCTATCGTAGGCCCTAATTCGCTCAATATTTTTATTGCGATTAGCAGTTACATCTTTTTTATTGCATTTTTTGCATTTATTGACATGGCCATCAGCCATTTGAGAGTGTTTGTAAAACTCATTTAATGGCATGATGGTCTTGCATTTAAAACATTCTTTCATAAACACCTCCGTGATGCTTATTATATCCGTTTTAAATTAAAAGGGGATAGAATCATCTTCCATTTCTTCTACTGGCGCTGCTTTTGGCTTGGCTTCGCCCTCGGTCTTGCCCGATAGCATTTCCATCTTGTCGCCAATGATTTTGGTGGTGTAGCGGTCAACTCCATCTTTGGAATACTTTTCTGTCTTCATCTTGCCTTCGATATAGACCTTAGAGCCTTTTTTCAGGTATTCCCCTGCTATCTCAGCCAGTTTGCCAAAAAACGCCACATTGACCCATTCTGTGACTTCCTTGGCCTCGCCTGATTTGTCTTTGTACTTTTCGCTGATTGCGATACTAAAGTTGGTCACTGCCTTGCCGTCCGGCATGAAACGCATTTCAGGGTCGCGCCCCAAGTTGCCAATGCCAATGAATTTATTTACAGCCATGATTTACTCTCCGAGTTTGATGATTAGATTAGTGACTTCGGCCAAGAATTTCTCGGTTTCTGTCTTCATTTCCGCAATGAGTTTTTCATCGCGTTCTGTCCTAACAATCAGTAATTGATTGCGTTTGGGCAGTCTGGGGTCGTAGGAAACGAAGTCACACCATTGGCGACCAGTTACCCACAGTTGGCATTGGATTTGTTTGTAATACTCTGATGGCACTTTGTTTTCAAACAGGTAATCCAAGTGCGTTGTCGTATTGGGACACTTCACTTCAATGAGTCCCTCTTGGCCAACCAGTCTGTCAGGGGATACGCCAAGCCATTGAATGTCTGGGTGCAGCCAAAAGCCTGTTTTGTCTACAAATTGATTGGTGGCGGCTTCGTATTCAATGCAGGCAAATTGCTCTTGCTCAATGCCCCATTGCATAGCAGGGTTTGTGTAGGATTCGCCTGCTGTGCCTGTTAAACGCTCGGCAACAATTCTGACTTTGTACTTGTAGCGACCGACCGCCTCTGCCGTTCCTTTGCCTTTGCTCATTACTTCGGCAATGTTGCTGGCTGTTACATGGCCAAGCCTAGCCAGTTTCCATTCGTCTGAGCCTTGCTCAATGTTGATGTAGGGCTGAATCATGCGGCCCCCGTCAATTGCATTTTTCGTGCATCTTTGGCCGCTTCTAACAAGGTCAGCAAGTCTTGATTGCCTTTGGCTTGTTTGACAGTTGCAAAATAAACCTCACGCAATTGCTCAAGGTCTGGTGATGCCATGATTGCATCTGTCATTGACATTTGGTCCAGTTCTTCTTCTTGCGCTTCTTTTGGCACATCTTCGCCAGAATAGATATATAGGCCGATTCCAAAACAAGCAATGCACTTAGCCAGGCATCGCATCATGGCATCTGATACTTTGCGTGAATCAGGGTTTTTGACTGCCTGATTGCGGTTGTCCATTACAGGCAGGTGCATGGTCATTGACTTGCCCATAGCGTGTACTGTGCAAAACACCATCAAAGATTCACCAAAGGCTTTGGGTTCGTGAAACTCCCAATAGGCTGTTGGGTCTTCTTGAAGCAATGTGTCCACCGCCCATGTCCATGACAGGTATGACAGATTGCCTTTTTTCTCAATGTGTTTGCCAACATTGATTGTGCGAAGTTCGTTAAATGTTTTCATGCTTTCCCCATTTCTTCTTTTGCCAATTGTTTTGCCTTGTCTTCGCAATAGTCGTGAACCATGTCGACAATGATTGTCCCAATCTCTAACGCACCCAGATGGCCTTTTTTAACGGCTTCTTTGAGTCGGGCTTCATACGGCTTCAGGTCTGCGTCAAATAGCGCATCCAAGAATGTTTCGTAGTTTTCGGGATTCCAATCAGTTTGCAGATGGCGTTCTGTACGCATCTCGAATTCATGCTCGAACTCGTCTGATTCATGTTTGCGGCTGTCAAGCCATTGGTCATATACTCTACTCATACTTACTCCCTTTTTTGAACATAGCACCGATTGTGCTGAAAGTATTATACACACTTAGGGCAATGTATGACACAAAATAAAATAAATTTAACGATACCTTTTCCACCTAGTGTGAACACATATTGGGGCTTTAAAGGGTCTAGACGGTTTTTGACTTCTAGGGCTAAAGTTTTTAAAGATATGGTTATGGTGGCCTTTGTGCGCTCTGGCCATCAATCGTTGGGTGCGGCTCGTTTGGCAGTCACAATCAAACTTTACCCGCCAGACCGCAGGGTTAGGGATATTGACAATGTGGTTAAGTCAACCCTTGATGCCTTGTGCCAGTCTGGAGTATTTGTAGATGATGGCCAAATAGACGTTTTAATTGTTACCCGTGAACAAGTGGTTAAATGGGGCGCAGCAGAAATAATTTTAGAAGTACTTGCAAAATAATAGGTTTGTGTTTTATGATGCGTTTAAGCAGTCAGAATTGATTGTTGAAACACGGCTAGGCAGGGAGTAATTACCCTGCCGAAAAGGGTTCCCACTTTCCCCTGCCGCAGTTTCTTTGTGTTCTAAGTGGGCTTTAAAGTGGAAAAATTATGCTTTTACAGCCTAAAAATTGGGCGGTCTTTCAACATTACAAAGACCGCTGTCCTCCTTGGATAAAACTTCATCGCGACCTGTTAAATGACAGAGTTTTTATGCGCTTGCCTATTGCTAGCAAAGCGATAGCACCAATGCTTTGGTTACTTGCAAGTGAATCAAAAGATGGAATTTTTGATGGTTCATTAGATGAATTGGTTTTTAGACTTCATTTAACAAAAAAAGAATACGAAGATGGCGTTAAGCCATTGATTGATAATGATTTTTTTATTGTTGTTAGCGGAGTGCTAGCAGAACGCAAGCAAAGTGCTATCCCAGAGACAGAGACAGAGACAGAGGGAGAGACAAAGAAAGAGAGAGATACAGAACCGCCAGAAGGCGTTTCTTTAGAAGTTTGGAATTCTTTTGTTAAACAAAGAAAAGCAAGAAAGGCTCAAATTACTGAACGAGTAATGAAGTCAATTAAAGAACAAGCAAAAATTGCGGGTTGGACTTTGGATAATGCTTTAAATGAAATTGTTGTTCGCAATTGGCAAACATTTAGAGCCGATTGGGTCAATAAAGAAGATAAGTTAAGCAAAACTGGCCAGATGAATCAGCGAGTTATTTCAGGGTTAACACGGGGTCTTATTGGAGGAGGCAGCAATGTCAAATTACTTGGAGAATAATTTTTGCACAGCAGACCAAGGGCTTGATTACATTTTTGGCCGAATGATGGCCATCTTTGGTGCGCCATTTAACCGACATTTTGATGGTCTTGACCCAGAGTTTGTTCGACAAGAATGGAAAAACCAATTGGGCAAATTCCTGACTTACCGACCAAGCATGGATTTTGCCATTGCCAAACTGGATGGCGAGTTTATTCCTAGCGCAATTAAGTTTAGGAATCTGTGCAACGCAGGTCCTGAAATCCCCGTTAAACCATTACCAAGACTTGAAAGGAAGCCAACTTTGCATGAGCAAATGCAAGCCGATAAAGTAAAAGCCGAAGCATTGGCAAAATTAGCAGAACTTAAATTTCAATACTTAAGGAAAACATGATGAAGCAATCATTCAAACTTTCATACTGCGATTACATCGCAAACATTGTTCAAAAGTCACTAATGCAGTTTGACCAAGAAAACCTGCTTGACAAGGTGGGTCGCATCAAACTGG